GGTAGTCCTGCCCGCCCAGGGCAAAGGAAAAGATGATGCTGCCGCTTTTTGTCCCGTCGCGGACCCAGCCGCCGATGTCCTCTTTCCGGGTCTGCTCGTAGAGGCAGTCTGCGATTGCGTCCATGAAGAGGGAGGACTTGCCGACACCGTTCTGGCCGTTCACCATCGCCATGTGTACCGGGGAGAAGTCAAAGGATGCCTCCGTGTAGCTCCGGTAGTTCCTGACCTCAATCGTCCGGGGCATAAAGGCTCCGGCGTGTTTGCTGTCCTCGCGCCCATCGTCGGCCTGCTTGATGATCGGCGCGGCCAGCTCCATGAGGCGGGCCGCTTTCTCGCCGGTAATGTCGTTGGTCTCCAGCCAGCGTGACAGGCACTCGGCGGGGCCGTCGTGCTCTGTGAGCTGGTCCTTGGCGTCCAGGGCCTCCACGTCATCCGGGATAATCTCGGCCACATAAAACGCGCCGGCGTCCATCAGGCGCTTTTGCAGCTCGGCCCGGTTAAAGGCTTTTTCCTGCTCCAGTGTGCAGGAATACCGGACCCGGACCACGCGCCCCTCCACGTCCCCAGGATTGAGGGTACCGCTGGAGATGAAGTCGGCCACGTCCTGCTGCTTCATCGTCACCGTCCGGTGTACTCGCTCCGGGGTGCGCTGGAACTCCGAGACAACGCTCCGGTCTCCGTCTGAAAGCTGGTGCAGCCAGAAGCCATGAGCGGTCCCCTCATCGTTGAAAGTGAGCTGGTTCACGCTTCCGCAGTAGTAGGCCGGTGTGGTAGAGCTGAGGCGCTGGGGCTTGTGGATGTGGCCGAAGCAGGCCAGGTCCACGCCCGCCGCGTCGATGGTGGCCGGGAGGACCACCACGTCCTGTCCAGCAAGGAACGTGCTGCCATTGTCGGCCTCGCTCCCGCTTACCGTGTAGTGGGCCGTGAGGATGGAGGGGAGGCTCCTGTCCAGCTCCGTAGCCAGCCCCAGGATGATGTCGTTGACAAGGGCGGTGGCGTTCCGGTTCTCCGTCTCCTTGTCGGCGCCGGGGCAGAAGAGGCGCAGCCGCGCCTTGTCGAAGCCGGGGACGGCCATGATCTGGACCGGCCCCTCCGATGTCACCAGGCGTTCCACCCTCGGCTCGGTGTAAATGTGTAGGTTCTTGAGGTCCAGCGTCGCCTTGCGGATGACCTCAAAGGCGCGGGGGTTATCATGGTTCATCGTGCCGAACAGCAGCACCACCGCGTCGCTGTACTCGCACAGAGGGACGATGAAGCGGGAAATAGCGTCGTTGACGTCATCCAGGGCGGTATCGGCCCACACGCGGGACCGATTGAAGAGATCGCCCGCGATGATGGTCACGGTCGGCCCCTCCGTCCGGGCCTTGTTCACAATGGCGTCCATGCACCGCAAGGTGTCTTGGCGGCGCAGATTTGCGCCGTCCTTGGTGGGGCCTGCCAGGTCCCCCAGGTGAATGTCGCCGGTGTGCAGTATCTTAATCATGGCCTTTCGCCTCCTCATCCTCTCGCTTCTGCGCCCTCGCGCCGTCCAGGTAGGCCGCCCAATAGCGGGCATCGTCAAGGTTGTAGCCGCTCTCTTCCTCCAGCCGCTTTTCCGCGAACTCAATAACCGTCATCTCCGCGCTCCTTTCATCTTCTCCTGACACTCAGGGCAGAGGACCCGCCCATAGGTGCGCTGACTATACCCGGCAATGTCCTCCGCGCTCCACTTACGGCCATTCCTGCTCTGACCGCCGGTAATCTCCCGGCGGCACTCCGAACAGAACACGCCCTGCGGCTCCGGGTCCGCCCAATCCGGGGCAGCTCCGTACTCCGGCGATCTGCTCCAGCTATCCTCCGGCTCTTCCGGTGCCTCATCCCAGGGCATAGGCCCCTCATCCTCGTAGGGGGTGACGGTCTCGGCGGCCTGCGCCGCCGGGAGGCTCGCCCTGGACGCCTGGGTGGGCATCTCAAAGAGCATACCCATCGACTGGAGGTAGTTGCTCGCCACGGCCTGCTTGATTTCCGGGGCGTCCAGGTTGGGGACCACGCGGGCCACGACAAAGGGCTTTTTCAGTTCCTCGTAGGCGTAGGTCCCGGCCAGGCCCAGGGCGGCCCGGATAGCCCGCATAAAGGCTTTGCTCTCAGCCATGGCGGTGCGGTGGGGGAGGAAGCGCCTGAACTGTTGACCGTTGGCTCCGTCTTTCATCCCGGCGGCCTCCAGTGTGCAGTCAATCTCCTTGGTGGCTTTCATCAGCCGGAAGCCGCCGGACGGCTCCGGGACCCGGATAGTCACGGTGACGGCCACGTCATGGACGTGCTCACAGGTCCCGCACACCCTGGGCTTTCCGGTAGCTCGTGCCATTTCAATGCACCTCTGACAGCCCTCGGTCCGCTCGGTGGCGGTGTCCACGATGCTGATGTTGGCCGCCGCAGCCAGCTTCATGCCGCCTACCTTGGTGATGGCAAAGGCGCTGCTGGACTTTTCGTAGTAGATGTCCTTGCTCGGCCCTCGGTTGGAGCTGTCCTGCCGGACGTCGAGCTGGACCTCCGAGACGGTAATCCGCTGAAGGTTGCTCGCTACCTGCATGGTGGTGACTGGGACCAGGACGTTGTACTTGTCCTTGGGGTACTTGTTGAGTTGGACGATGGCATTTTCCATATTGGGTAATCTCCTTTCGGCTTGACAGGGCCGGTAGGAATGTGCTACAATAACTCCAGGTTAGTTATTTTCGCGCTTGGCCGCTTCCCGTTGCACCGGGGGCGGCCTTTTCCTTTCCTAAGCCAATCAAGATGATGTCGTTGATACTCTCTTCCAGCTTCCGCAGGAAGTCCAGGGCCTCCATAAAGTCGGTCCGCTCAGAGGCGTCTATCACGCCGTCAAAGGCGATTTCCTCCAGGCGGTCGGCTACATCTTGACCGTCCTCGATGAGCCGCCGAACCCTGAGCGTCGCATGGGCAAGAGGGCGGTCGGTGGCCGTTCTCCCGATTGCCCGCCCTACCGGACAGGTAGCGCAATACCTGGGTAGGATGTCTGGGCTTTGGTAGCACTCCGCATAGACCAGGGCGTCTTCTGGCTCCATCTCCACGTCGCCGCGCTCATGGCGTCCTATGGTCTCCGGCGAATACGGAACAACGGTTGACGCCGTTCCCCGGCTGACAAATCCAGCCCTCATCCTTGCCTCCCGCAGATATGCGGGAGGCTTTTTTGTTGCTGCGATAGCCACTCTCATTCACCCACTTTCTGGTATGATTTTGGTAGATGGTTCAGACCTGGGGCGCGATGCACTTCAACCGGCGGGCGGCTCTCATGGCGTTGTCGGTCAACTGCCGCTGCCATGCGCCTTGCGACGGCGCCCACCGGAAGCCCTCTCCCTTGAGTTCGGTTCGGATGTCCGCGTCGGGTTTCCCATCGAAGATGATCTGGAGGCGGTTCTCCGTGGTGTTCACCACGACCCGGCCCCCGTCGAACTCCCAGCCCTCCGGGGTGTTCTCGGTTCGCTTCTTGAGTTCTTCAATCCGGCCACGGATGCGCCGGATATTGGCGTTGTTATTCTGGAGCAAGTAGGCAGGGTAGCCAATGCGCCCGCAGAAGTCCGGCTCTCTGAGCTTGGCGATGTCCTCCGGGGTGTAGCCCAGCTCCGCGAGCTTGGCGTCTCCCTCGGTAGGGTCTTTCATGCGGATGGCGACGTTGGCGGCTTTCATCAGCTCCTGGTGCTTCTCCAGGGCGGCGAGCTTCGCCTCCAGCTTCTCTACGGCCTGCGGGTCATCGGAGCTGATACCGCCGGTGCCGACGCTGCGGATTTTATCAAGCAAGCCCTGGATGTAGTTCCACTCTTCCAGGTTGCGGTCTCTGGCCGCGTTCTGCCTCTCTTTCTTGCGGACCGGGAAGTTACCGCCGCCGGAGATCAGGATGGAGGGGCAGCGGGCCTCGATGGAGTAACTGGCGTTCATGTTCTCGGCCAGCTTGCGGCAGTAGATTTCCAGCAGCCGGTCGATTTTCTCATGGTACATGGGGTCCACGCGCTGCTTCTGGCGCTCGGCCAGCTCGGTAGCCGCGTCCACCATACGACGGTACTCGGCGGTCGCGCTCCCGGCCTTGTAGTCCCGAAAGCTGTTCATGTCATTGGCGCGGCGGGCGGCCTCTTCGTTGATGGTATGGTAGCTCATTTCTTCGCGGCTCCTTTCTTGGTCTTCACAATGCAGATCAGGGCGTCCGAGCGCCACATATCGTAGATGTCCTGGAGCTTGTTGGCGTTGCGGTAGTTCCGCATACTGTCATAGCGCTTCTTAGCCTCTTGCGGGGTATCGTACTCAAAGACCATGTTCTTTTTCTCGCTGTCCGCGAGGAATGCCTTGAGCGCGGTTGTCTCTTCGCTGTCCTTGCGGCTATTCTTCCGCTGGGGAAGCACTTGCAGATTGTAGGTTATTTTCACGCTTATTCCTCCTATGCCGAGTACACAAGATGGTTCTCGGTGATGATG